AGCCTCGACATCCGTTTCCAGTATGATCAATGAGAGCCTGACACCATGACCTCACGCCGTTACCGGATCATCGAAGGTGGGATGCATGATCGCTTCCACAAGTCCCATGCGAAGGTGCAGTTCATCGGAGGAGGCTTCGGTAACGGCAAGACTGCTGCGTGCTGCATCAAGGCGCTGCAACTGTGCAAGGACTATCCAGGCAGCAATGGCCTCATTGCACGTAGCACCTACCCCAAGCTGAACGACACGATCCGCAAGGAGTTCCTCAAGTGGTGTCCTGACAACTGGGTGCAGCGTCGTCCGACCAAGGATGACAACACGCTGATCCTCAAGAACGGGACAACGATCAACTTCCGTTACGTGGCGCAGAGGGGCAAGGAGACAGAGGAGTCTAAGAGCAACCTGCTCTCTGCGACATACGATTGGATGGTCGTGGATCAGATCGAGGACCCTGAGTTCAGCCACAAGGACTTCATGGACCTCCTGGGCCGACTACGTGGTGACACACCGTATGCAGGGGATGATCCAACAATGCCCCGCAACGGTCCACGCTGGTTCATGGTCACATCCAACCCAACACGGAATTGGGTCTACAGAGAGATCGTGCGGCCCCTGCACTCACTTGCCAAGGGTGTCTTCGACCCAAAGCTGCTCTGTGAAGTAGACACAGATGGCAAGCCGATCCTGACCAATGGCATGCCCACGCCCATCATCGAGTTGTTCGAGGGCAGCACGTATGAGAACGTGGAGAACGTTGGGCAGGACTACATCAACACGATGCTCAGTGCATACACAGGCAGCATGCGTGACCGCTTCGTGTTCGGCAAGTGGGGTGCCCTCAGTGGGCAGGTCTATCCACAGTTCAATGACATGCTGCACGTCATCCATCATGACGCGGCATGCCGTTACATGGAGGAACTGCGTCTAGGTGGCTACGTGCCGACGATCCTAGAAGCATACGACCACGGCATTGCAGTGCCAAGCTGCTACATCCTCTCTTACGTCGATGACTTCGGCAACGTGATCATCCTCGATGGCTACTACGGCAGTGAGCAGACGATCAGTGACATCGCACGGCACATCCGACTTGTCCGTGATCGCTACAACATCGATGACGAGGACGCTGGGCTGATCTACTCCGATCCTGCCATCTTCCGTCGAGGCTCCACAGGCTCCAAGCAGGTCGGCCTCACTGTCGCTGACATGTTCCGTGTCGATGAGGGCATCCACATGCAGCGCGGTGCGAATGACATCGTGTCCGGCATCGGCAAGGTGCAGCAGTATCTCACACCCATGCCACGACACCAGCATCCGATCCACAGCACGACACCGGCACCGCATCTCTACGTCAGTGACGCGTGTCAGTGGTGGATCAATGAGATCAGTGAATACTACTGGCGTCGTGACACGAGTGATGAGACGGTGGACAAACCGATCGACCGCAATGACCATGCCATGGATGCCACCAAGTATCTCCTCACACCGCGACCTCGCATCGCCTCGTTCCGTGGTAAGCCAGACCAGCCACCGGCATGGATGGCATGGCATGAGATAGAGGCAGCGCAACGTCCTGGTCTACTACCGAGGCACAGATGATGTGGTGGTTCATTGGAGGCGCACTGTTCGGTGGCATCGTAGTCGGTGTCGGTGGACTGGCTTACCTCGCTCACTCCTTACATAAGGCATGGCCATGAGCGGCTTCAACAGTGATGACATCCCGTCACTCGAACCAGACGACACCGATCCACTTGCCAATGCACTCAAGCGGAGTGGCTTGGACGATGGTCTAACAGAGGAAGTCGGCCCTGCATACCGTGTCCGTGGTGACACCAAGGTTGCCGTCTCCAAGTCACGTGGCAAGCTGTGGAAGTCACGCAAGGACTCCGCAGTGAAGTCCATGAAGGACCTGATCGATGCGTGGGATGAGGCCATCAAGTATTACAACCATGACCAGTCCGACCACCGAGTGGACAGTGTCATGGGCACAAGTGGCAATCGCAACGTCGCACGTCGTCTGAACGAGAGACACAGTGCCACGGAGAACATTGTCTACTCCAATGTCAACGCGCAGGTCCCTGAACTCTACGCCAAGAACCCAGAGATCAGTGTCACCGCAGGCAGCAACATCGGCTCCGAGGACGAGTGGCAGCAACACTCAATCTTTGCACGTGCACTCGAACGCCTGACCAACGTGCTGTTCGCTATGCGTGCAGTGCCTGGTGTGAACCTCAAGCCCAAGGCGAAGCGTGCCGTCGTCATCGCGTTGCTGACAAATAGGGCATGGTTCGAGGTTGGCTACATTACGAAGGATCAGAGTAGTGACACCGCACAGAACGATTTGGTCGAACTGAGCCAGGAGTTGGTCCAAGCTAAGACCCCCAATGACATCAGAGAGATAGAGGGCAAGCTGTTCGCACTTGAGGAACGGGTTGAGTTCCTTCGACCAAGCGGACCTACCCTGACGCTTCGTCTCCCGCACCAGGTCATCGTCGATCCTGATCACAACGACCCGTGGCTCACAGACGCTAACTGGGTCATGATCGAGGACATGATGCCAACGGACTACCTGAACGCGGTCTACGGTCAGCCCGATCCGAATGACCCTGACACCGATCGTCTCATGCTCGTCTACGAACCAACTCATGTCCTCGATGGTGGAGGTGACGGTGAGCAAGACACGTTCTCCCTGTTCGACACCAACCAGGACTACAACGCATACGGCTTTGCAGACAAGCAGACGTTCGACAAGGCCAAGCGGACCAAAGTCTGGCGTGTGTGGGACAAGACGACACGGCGGTTGGAACTCTACTCAGACAAGGATTGGACGTGGCCGATCTGGGTATGGGATGACCCGTATCAACTCGACACGTTCTTCCCACTCACGCCATTGTGGTTCCATGAGAACCCGGTCGCTGTCTACGCCAAGGGTGAGGTGAGCTACTACCTCGATCAGGCAGACATGCTAAATGAGATCAACGACGAACGCAGGCGGGCACTCCTGTGGGCACGTCGAAACATCTTCTTCGACCAGAACCGCGTGAAGAAGGATGAGGTTGACAAGGTCCTCAAAGGCCCCGACGCTACGGCCGTTGGCATCGATGTGCCAGAGGGGATGAAGCCGGCCGACATTCTGTTCTCCATCCCTCCGCCGAGCATGAACTGGGCGCAGTTGTTCGATAAGAAGGACATCTACGACGCAGTTGATCGCATCGCTGCCACCAACGACGCAATGCGCGGTGAGCAGTTCAAGACCAACACCACGAACAAGGCTATCGAGTATTACAGCACACTTGGCAACATGCGTATGGACGAGCGCCTCGATGCTGTAGAGGAAGCCATCGGTGATGTCGGCTGGAAGCTGTCTCAACTGTGCCTGCGCTTCATGCCGAGTGACGTAGTCCAGCAACTCATCGGCATGGATGTGTCGCAGTTCTGGGCACCGATCGACTCACTCACTGAGTTCAGTCGATACAACATGGTCGTGGTGGGAGGCAGCACGCAGAAACTGAGCACTGCACAGAAGAAGCAGGAGGCAGTGCAAGTTGGACAAGTTCTCAGCCAGTTCGCCCGAGCGGCGCCGTCATCAGTCCTCAAGACCACCCTCCGTCTCTTCTCGCATGCGTTCGACTCACTCACCATACGCGAGGAGGATTGGGATGCCATTGCGCAGGAGACTGCAACTACTATCGGTGCGGGTGGGGGCATTGGGCCGCCAAGTGGAGCACCTACAAGTGCTGCTGGTCAGTCTGGGCCTAGTAGCCCTCCTGTCCCTGGTGGTGGCGGTGGCCCTGGCGAGATCGTAGCCATCGCACAGACGTTGCAGCAACTACCACCTCAGTTGTTGCAGGCACTCGGGATGATGCTCGCACGTGGCGTGCCTCCGATGGCCATTGCTGAGAGGTTGGTAACAGCGCAGGCAGGAGCGCAGTCATGAGTGGAAGCACGACAGAGAGTGACATCCTCAACAACATACCGGGACTGGAAGATGCAGGCGACGCACAGACGGATCAAGGCGACACCGGCTCGTCACAGGAAGGGCGTGAAGTTGACACCGGCAGAGCACGCAGTGAGGACGGCACTGGCGATGGCGGCAGAGAGAACGCGACTGAGCAACAGCGCAAGTTACCTGAGACGCCGATCATCAGACGACACGACGGACTCGTTGAGCGACAGTCTCAAACTGATCCACGCCATCGCG